CCTGCCATAAGCATTGCGATTGTGATTGCGGATGTATGTGTATGAGGTGAATCAGATACGTGCGTCCACGAATCCGTATGCCTGCCTAAGCAGGTGCCCGTACTTCGTCCATACACGCTTATCTACCGCATCACCGAAGTGGGTGGCTTCTTCCGGAAGGATGGACTGGTTGCGTTCGCTGCGCTTATCCTTGGCAAAACGCCCCTCGCGGTCCTCGATGACACGCGTATTGTTCATGGAGATGAGTGTATATTTGCATTTCGAGCCGTTGAAACGCTTCTTCGGGAACCGTTCGTCTTTCTCTGCCAGGATGGAAGCCCAGAGCAGGTACTTGTCATGCTGCGGTGGCTCCATGCCCGCATGGGTGTGCTGTTCCACCGTCCACCCGTGTTTCTCCAGACGCTCGATGGCAAGCTCGTTGTAGGACTTCTTGTTGTTGGCACGGCGTGCATCCCCGTAACGGTCACGGTAATAATGCAAGTGCTTGTTGATATGATTACGGTAGTAGTGACAGAACTTGTCCATCAGCGCGTTCACCATGGTGTCATCCTCTTCATCACGCTTGACGAAGAACTCGTTGATGTTGTTGTCCACCGGCTCACGTGTCAGCAGCTTCGTCACGAAGTCATAGTTGCGCTCTTGCGCCACTTCCAGGAATGAGGCGGCACTACCCCAGTCGGGTGTCAGCTCTATCGGCTGGTTGGGATTGCAGTCCAGGTCACGCCGGCTGTCATCGTTATTGGCAAGCTGCTGCCAGTTGTAGTTATGATCTTCGGCAAAGTCACGGATATAGTCGTCATTGGTTGCATTGTAATAGATATGGCGTTCATCCAATTGGTAGTAGCAGCTGTCAATCTTATCCACCATGAAGTTCAGGATCTCTATCATGAAGGAAAGCTTATCCATCACCTTGTACTGGTTCAGGATATAGTTCATGCCCACATTGGCGATGTTGTCGAAGATAGAGCCAAGGATAAAGAGCGTGCCGTCACGTGAAACGAACGGCGTGATACTTTGCCTGAGACGGACGGTCTCGTTCCAAATCTCCTTGAACAGTCCCGCATCATTCGCAATCCTTGCATCAATGAGCTGCATCTGTAACCGCACAATCCTGTTCCAGACATCAAACAGCCGGATGCCGCGTTCTTCTTCATAATACTTGGCCGGTTCAAGCAACCATTTCTGTTCGGGCGTGTACGGCATGGAGGAAAGGAAGGTGTTGCCGTGATGCTTCAGAACGGGATTCTCGGACTTGCGGCCAAAGATGTGTTCATTACCGCGGTTGGTCGGTGCCGCCTCCTGGTCGAATTTTTCTTTATCGAGCGTCAACGCTTCGTCGGTGATGTTGTAGTCCGCATTAGGACCACGGCTGTTGCCGCCCTGGGTAAGTATGTAGAGCATGTGCCCGTTGCTGAAGCTGATGCCGTATTCGAATGACATGATGTGCTCGTATGGCTTGTACCATCCCTCGATGGGACGGCGGCACACCACATAGTCACCGGTCTTGCTGACCGGGTCCCACTGCTTGTAACCGAGCATCTCCAGCATCTTGAACGCTGAAGGCAGGGTCTTAGTCAACGCCTGCCCGATGGTGGCCTGGGTGAGTGTGGTGATGCCGCGTGGCATCAGCCGGATGTTGTCATCTATCACGGCACCGGTAATGAATGATTTACCCGTTGCACGCGAGTAGATGACATATCCGTTCTTGTACGGCATCACGAGGAATGCCGCCTGCGCCGGATTGACCTGTATGACCTCTTCCCAAACGTTTTCGTCCATTGTCCTGCCGTATCAATATCGTGGGAAAACAATGTAGTTCATACCCTCGGAAGAAGTCATACGGGGCATGTCCTGCCCGGTATCAGCCAGCAGTTGCGACACCTCGTCCGGCTTGAACTTGGCGGACACGGTACAGACAATCTGTGTCTTGCTGACCGATACCATATCAATATGCTTATGGTCAACCAGATAGGAAATCAAGCGTTTGTTTGTCAGTTTCTTCATGATAATCTATTTATGAGTTCATTATTTCTTCCGCTTGTGCGTCGTCGATAGGCGTGTACATCGAATCCACCAAAAGCTTCTGCTCTTCCTGGGAAAGGTTGCGGATGGCATTCAGGGGAATATCCACCTTTTGCCCCATACTGTTGATCTGGATGTAGAATACGTTCTTCTCCATGCGTCGCGGGTCCTCGACGGAAGCCGGCTTCTCACCAATCATCTGATGCAGTACTTTCTTGGCGTTGTTCCATTGCTTGAGATCACCTTTGAGCTTGCAATCCCGGATAAGCTGAATCTGGTCCTTGATCATCCAGGCATACCAGAAGTCCCAGTCGAACTGGTGCTGTGTCTTGAACAGTTCTTTTGCCAGGGCGATGTCCTTCCTTATCTGGGTACGCGAGATACGGTATTTTGCCAGCATGATGTTGATGATGTGGCTCTCGTTCGGATAGTCATCCAAAAGGCGTGCTATCTGCAGCACCCGGTTGCACTGTACACGCAGATGCTCCGGTAGCGGACTGTTTTCCGGGTCGATGATGTGCTGCTGTATAAGGTCGTAGGATTGCTCCTCCAATGCGGCCTTGCTTTTGGATGCCGTTAGACGGTTGTTATTCATACTCAAGATACTGCTGTTGCGATTTGATGAACTTGATAAGCTCCTGCTGTGCCGGG